GATATAGTCCGTGCCTTATTGAAAGATAAGGAAGACATGGAAATGTTTAAAGGTTTCCAGCATGAAACAATTGCTAGAGATCTTGTAACTAAGAGAACCTTAAAGAACGGTAAATCTCTACAGTTCATCTACACAGGTCGTATGACAAGTGAGTTCCACACCCCAGGAACCCCAATTCTAGGTAATAGTGACAAGGCACCTCCAGTAGCTGAGAAGACCATCAACATGGATGATCTACTAATCAGCTCTGCATTCGTGTATGACCTAGACGAGACACTCGCTCACTATGAATTAAGAGGAGAAATATCTAAGAAGATTGGATATGCTCTCGCAGAAAAATATGACAGACTAATCTTCCGTGCTATCACACGTGGAGCTAGAGCTGCATCTCCAGTTAATGCAACAAGTTTTGTAGAACCTGGCGGAACACAAATCAGAGTCGGTGGTTCTACTGACGAATCAGACGCATATAATGCTGCTGATCTTGTTAACGCTTTCTATGACGCTGCTGCTGCACTTGACGAAAAAGGAGTAAGTGGTCAGGGAAGAGTTGCTGTACTTAACCCACGTCAATATTATTCCTTGATTCAAAACGTTGGTAGTAATGGATTAATCAACCGTGACGTTCAAGGTTCTGCTTTACAAAGTGGTAACGGAATTATTGAAATTGCTGGCATCAAAATCTACAAGTCAATGAACATTCCTTTCCTTGGCAAAACAGGTGTTAAGTATGGCGGAACAACAGGTGAAAACGCACCTAATAACTTAGGTAGTTTTGTTGGACCAGACCTAGAAGATGCTGCTAATGACGTTACTGGTATTAACAACGAGTATGGAGAAGAAACAGAGTTCGGCAAATCTTGCGGACTAGTTTTCCAGAAAGAAGCTGCTGGTGTTGTTGAAGCAATCGGACCACAGGTTCAGGTAACAAACGGAGACATATCGGTAATCTACCAAGGCGACGTGATCTTAGGACGCATGGCTATGGGGGCGGATTACTTAAATCCTGCTGCTGCTGTTGAGCTTATTGTTGGTGCTGATCCAGCATCTAACGCAACCGGTGCAACCACTTCAGGTGCTGCTGCATTCTAATTTATACATTTATACGGGAGCTTCGGCTCCCCTTTTTTTTATGGCAACTCCCACAACAATTGACACCGATACAGAACTATCCGCAGTGAACTCAATACTGGGAGCTATCGGTCAAAGTCCAATAACAACATTGAACTATACAAACCCAGAGATATCTTTTATCTATAACATTTTTACTGAAGTAAACAAAGATGTACAAAATGAGGGATGGGTTTTTAATATTGAAAATCATGTAACTATTTCACCAAACGCTACTGATAAACATATTGCTATTCCAGCTAATATTCTTAGATATGATTTATCTGATGGTCAAACTTTTAGGACACAAGATGTAGTTAGAAGAACAAAAAATAATAAAGCTTATTTATATGACCGAGTAAACCATACTTATGAATTTGATAATGATGTTGATTTAGATATTACATATCTTTTTCAGTATGAAGATCTTCCTTCAGTTTTTAAAAGATACATTGTCTCTAGAGCTTCTGTAAGAGCTGCAACTCAATTAGTAAATAATCCACAATTAGTACAATTGCTACAACAACAAGAAGCAATGACTAGAGCTGCTTGTATGGAATATGAGTGCGAGCAAGGAGATCATTCCTATTTTGGTTTAACTCATAATCAAACTTACAAAGCATATCAACCATACCGAGCACTACAACGATAATGACAAGTATCACTCAAAAAATAAATTCTGTTAATGGTGGTATTTCGCAACAGCCTGATGAATTAAAACTGCCAGGTCAAGTTGTTTCAGCAAAAAATGTTTTGCCTGATGTAACTAATGGATTACAGAAACGTCCTGGAAGTAAATTAATTGCATCATTAAGTAATGGAACTAAAAACTCATACACTACTGGTAAATGGTTTAGCTATTACAGAGATGAGAATGAACAATATATAGGACAAATAATTAGAAGAAAAAATTCTGATGGAACTTCTCATGCTGATGATGGCAAGGTAAGAATGTGGAAGTGTAGTGATGGATCAGAGATGGATGTCGTTGGTGACACGACTGCAATCACTTCCTATCTACAACATACCAATGACGATCCAAACACTAACTCTTAATGACTTTACCTTTATAAACAACAGAACTATTGCAACTGGAATGGATAGTACTGAAGCAAATGTCAGACCACCTGAAGCATTTGTTGAATTAAAACAAATTAAATATGCAAGTCAATATGCACTTAACTTATTTGATGACGAGGAACCACAAACAGTTACTACAGCTACTCGTATAGAAATTACTAGAGCTGTTGATTCATCTAATAGTTGCAGATTACCAACAGTTGATACAGATAATAATGGTACTAATGATGCATTTGCTGCAAGTGGTGCAAATAGAGGTGCTTTTCCTCCTTCAGGGACTGAACCTGGCACTGGAAATTTCACTCATATGTGTGATTCAATAGCCAATTACGCTGATTTAGATAGTAAAAAAAAAGATAGTTATTGCCCTAATGTAGATACAAGAATATTTAAAATATCCCACGGCGGTTTAATAAATTCTACAGATAAAAATGGAGTATCATCTACTTATACAGTTGTTACTAGTAGTGGTAATGCTTCAGATAGAAAAGAATTGTTTTTTAGAATTACAACAACTGGTCAGTCTGTAGTTGAAGGTGAATCTTCAACTCCAAAATATTATTGTAGATATACAACTACCCATGATCTTTTACATGGTGGTTCCGGATGGCAAGTTGGTGATACTGTCCAAGTTTGGATGAAAAATGCCAGATATGATATTACTATTAAAGAAGTAAGTACAGCTCAAATACAAGCTAACCGTGGTTTAATACGCCCTACTCCTACTTCATTTGATACAAAAACAACAGTAACTGCTGAAAGTATTCTTGCCAATATTAAAACTGCTATAGATAATTATCATAATAGTAACTTCAATGAACATAATAATGGTCAATTAAATACTGCTGGTTCATATACTTCAGGTGTAAAAATAATAGGTAATGGGATTTACATTACTAGAAAATCTGGAAATTTTAATATCTCAACACCAGTAGGAGATTTATTAAACGTATTAGCTAATGAAGTACAAGACGTAGCTGATCTACCTAAACAATGTAAACATGGATATATAGTAAAAATCCTTAATAATGCAAATGACGAAGATGATTACTATGTCAAATTTATAGGCGTATTAAAAGCCGGTGGTAATCCAGATGATGATGAGGATTATTTAGATGGTGATGGTGTTTGGCAAGAATGCGCAGAACCCGGTAGAAAAATTGCTTTTGATAAAGCAAAGATGCCAATTCAATTGGTTAGAACAAGTGCTACACAATTTACTTTAAGTCAAATTGATTATGAAAATTGTTCAGTAGGTAGTCCACTTACTGCACCTAAGCCAAGTTTTATATCAACGGTTGCAGATCAAGATGGTGATAAGGCGACTGTTAATAGATATATAAACAAAATGATTTTCTTTAGAAATCGTTTGGTATTTCTAAGTGATGAAAATGTAATCATGTCCAGACCTGGAGATTTTTTTAATTTTTGGCCGAAGTCTGCAATAGCTGCTTCAGCTGAAGATGTTATTGATTTATCATGCAGCTCTGAATATCCAGCTATTGTTTACGATGGTATACAAGTTAATACAGGATTAGTTTTATTTACTAAAAATCAACAATTTATGTTGACTACAGATAGTGATGTACTTAGTCCCGTAACTGCAAAAATAAATTCTTTATCAACTTATAATTTTAACCATCAAACCAACCCAATATCACTAGGTACAACTATAGCTTTTTTAGATAATGCTGGTTTATTTACCAGAATGTTTGAAATGGCAAGTGTATTAAGAGAAGGTGAACCAGTAATACTTGAGCAAAGTAAATTAATTTCTAGTTTATTTCCAAAAAATATAAATTTAATTGCTAATAGTAGAGAAAATTCTTTTATAGTTTTTGCTGAAAAAGATGGAACAACATTATATGGTTACAAGTATTTTACCTCTGGTGAAAAAAGGTTACAACAAGCTTGGATAACTTGGGAACTTTCTGGCAATATTCAATATCTTTGTATGTTGGATGATGCAGTGTATGCAGTTGTTAGAAGTAATGGTATAGATGTAATGCAAAAATTCAGCTTAAAGCTAAGTGGTGATACAAATGAAAGTGTAGCTAAAGCTGATGAAACATACAGAGTTCATCTAGATAATATTTCATCAGTTACAACATCATCCACAAGTTATAATGCATCGACAGGTAAAACAGTTTTTGCTAAACCAAATGGATATACAAGTTCTAAACAACTGGTAGCATATGATATTGATGCTGGAAATAATGTTGGTACTTATGTACAAGTAACAGTAAATGGTTCAAATTTAGAAATTCAAGGTGATTGGTCTGACCAAACATTTTTAATAGGATATTTATATGACATGGAAATTGAGTTACCTAAGTTTTTTGTAACTCAACAATCTGGAGATAGGATCATATCTGATGTACAAAGTAATCTAATTATTCATAGAATTAAATTTAATTTTGGACCTTTAGGTTTATATAAAACAACATTAAAAAGAATTGGTAAGCCGGATTATGTTGAAGAATTTGAATCAACATTTGCAGATGAATACCTTGCTAACCAAGTAGCTGTAACTGATAGTCAAGAAGTTACTTTACCTATATATGAAAGAAATAAAAATTATACATTAACAATAACAACTACACACCCAGCCCCTGCATCATTGTATTCATTGGCATGGGAAGGAGACTATTCAAACACATTTTATAAACGTGTCTAAATATATTCACCCAGTCACGATGGAGGCTGCACTTGCTGTGGCTTCCAATCTTTTACCAGATGACCGTAGAGAAGTTGAAGAGGGTCATGGACATGATCCTGTTGTGGCAATACCTCGTTGTACTGAAATAGGTGACAGCGTATATTTCACAGTTCCCAACGGTGAATTAGCAGGAGTAGCAGGAGTACAGGAAGATGGCAGAATCTGGATGCTATGTACACCCGCTATTCATAAGTACCCACTAACTTTTGCACGAGAGGCAAAGAGATATGTGGAAAGTAGACAAGAGAAGTTGCTTTGGAACATCGTTGATAAACGAAACAAAGTTCATATAAAACTACTCAGATTCCTAGGGTTCAAATTTTTAAGGGAATTAAAACACGGACCTAATAATTTATCCTTTATGGAGTTTTGCCGTGTGTTTAGGAGCACAAGCGAGAGCAGCTAATGCTAACGCTAAAAGACAATATCAAGCAGCTATAAACCAACGTGAGTCCAATTGGATGCAATCACTTGCTGTTTATAATGCAAAGATAAATCAGTATGAGCAGGATTTAGATAACACACAAGTTGCTATTGGAAATCAATATGCTGATGCACAAAGAAAAAAGAATGAGATTAGGCAAGAAGCTGAATTAAAATATGAAGGTTTATATGCTGATCTTTTACAAAATAGTAAATATAGTGAGTTATTAGCTAGTGGTAGAACAGGAAGGTCTGTCGCAAGACAAGGTGTTTTAGATGCTGCTAGTTATGGTCGAGATGTCACTAAAGTTGCTAGAAAAATTTTATTAACTGATAACCAAGCTGATAGAGATGCTACTAAAGCAGTTAATGCATTGATTGGTAGAAGAGATCAACAATATGCACAAGTAGCTTTCCAACCTGTACCAGATGTTGAACCACCACAACCTGTTATGCAGAGTGTAGGTGCAGCTATGTTTATGGATGCATTATCTATTGGTACAAAAGTAATTACAGGTCTTGGACCTATGGGATTTGATGTATTATGACAAACAGTTTTATACCAGCACCTGATTATAGTTCAATACTAGAGCAATCATTCTCAAAAATTAATGCCAGTCTTGCAAAAGCTGAACAAATGGAGAGGGACAATGATAGGCGTAGATTACAAAACGCTGCTGTTCCACTACAAGTATTTGAATCACTAATAGATTTTTCTACTACTGCTGCTAAAACTTTTAAATTAGCTGAAGCAAATAAGTGGGCAGAAGCAGAAAGTGAAGGACCTACTTCAGAAGCTTTACAAGCAGTTGATCAGGATTTTAATCCAACCGTAGACAATGCATTTGAATTAGCTTCAAAACTTAAGGGTGTAGAAACTAAAATTGAATTTGAAGCTTTAAAAAATAATGACACCGATATTGCACAAGAACAGAAATTTGGAACAGGACATATCTCAATAGGGAAAAGAGACTATGGAAGAGCTTTAGTAGCTAAAGCACCAATCTTATGGGCAAAATTTGGATTTGATAAAAAGTTTAATGAAGCTACAACTTTACAAGCTAAACAACGTGTTTTTAAAGAATTTAATAAACGAATTAAATTAGTTGCTGCTGAGCGTGGTATTAATGAAAGAACATATAACAAGTTTGTTGCAAAAGACATTAATGCTTTTGGAAGAGAAAAACTTAATAAAGGTAATCAAGATATACAAAAGCAAATTTATACCGACAGGTTTAAAAATATGCGGGCTAATTTGTCATTAATATTACGTGGTAATCCAGAAGAAATACACGCTAAAGTGGCAGAGTTTAAAGATGAAAATAGAGGATATTTTCCTGATGATTTAAATGGAGTTACTAAATTTGTTTTTGATGTTGCCTTAACAGAAAAAGATATCCCACCTGAAATTGTAGAAATTTTAAAAAAAGAACCAACTATTCATAAAGGTACAGGTAAGCTTACTGAACTTGAAAAAATATTGAATGAGCAACAATTACAAGAGTATGATGATTTTATTTATAGTAAGCAAAAAGAAATTGTACAAAAGCATGAACAAAAAGTAGAAATAGATAGGAAATCAGCTGATATAGCTTTCAAACGTGAAGAAGCCGAGCTATTAAAGAATGAAGGTAGAAGATTTACTGAAGCTGAAATTAAAGAGAAAATAAAAGAATGGAGAGCTAATAGTGTTTATCCCATACCTGAATCATATAAAACAGCTTTGTCTGTAGAAGACCAAAATGAAGAAGATGTAGTTGATGATTTAAATTATAAATTTGCAGAAAAAATACCAATATATGAGGAAGACTTAATTGGTTTACGAGATCCAGATAAACTTAGATATTGGAGATCTCAAGTTCAATCAAGTAACAGTTGGGCTATTCCTAAAAACTTACAGACTGAAGCTACTGAAAGTATTAAAGCTTCTGTAGATAAATATCTTCAAGTAGAAGATGGATCTAAAGTTAAGAGTCCTAAATGGGTTGCAGTAAAGCAAAATGCTGAACGTAGATACAAGCAACTATATGCAGAACATATTCCTAACAACACTCCAGATCAAGCTCATTTAAAAGCTCTTGAACAAATTGAGACAGAGATGAGCAATAACCTTTATGACAAGAGAGCATCATCTAAACCAGAAAATGAATATGCATTAAATATTGAACTAGCACATACAGCTATTGCTGCAAATAGAAATATTATTAAGACTGCTGTAATTCCTGGAACTGAAAAAGCATTAGAACAAGCAATAGCTAATCCAACTGTAGTTCCAAAATTATATGAAGACATTGCAAGTAAATATAAAACAATGTCACCACATGATTTGATGTATGACCAATTAGAAGCTGCTGGAAATAAAGTTGAAAAAGATCCTGTTACTAAAGAAGTTGAAAAGTTAGACCCTGATGTCCAACAGCTGTTAAAGCATCACCCAACACATGGTCGAGTAGCTCGTGCTTTACTTAAGGAATATCAGAAAGATGGTGAGATAACTTATGACGATGTTGAGTTTTTATTAGAAGAAGTAATTGATCAAAAGCTAGAAGATGCTGGTTATGTAACTCCACAACTTGGTGAGATGAAACCAGAAACTGGTGATTGGCAAACTCTTGAAAATGGAACTTACGTAGTTTTTGATGGTAAACAGTGGCAACAAAGAGGTGTCTTTTTTACTAACAAGCAACCATATATAGGAAACATAGAAGAATATCTAGATAAAGATCTAATTAGAAGAAAATTTTAAATTACTAAGGTAATCAAATGTACTCAGGATTCGATCCTAATAGTATTGATGTCCAAGATGCACTTGATGCTGCTGCTGAGACCAGTCAATACATAGAAGAACAAGAACAACAGCGACTCCTAAGGGAGCAACAAGCTGTTGAATTACAAAAACAAGAAGAACAAACTTTAGCTGGTAAAGAAGATCCCAGAAACAAAGAAGGTGGAGGAGGTCTTCGAGGAGTAGTTAAAGAGTTTGGATCAGCTGTAACAGGAGGTGTACAAGATACACTTTCTTCTGCTGTAACCTTACCTGAAAGAGCCGTTGATATGTTTAGCGGAGAAATGGTAGAAGAACAAGCTACTGAAGAAGGTTATGGAGCTGAATGGGACGACTGGTTTGTAGATGATTCAAACCCAATAGAAACTAAGACTTGGTGGGGAAGTGCTATTCGTGGACTTGTCCATTTCGGTACTATGGCTGCTGCTATTATTCCTGTTGCTAAGGCAACTGGTGTAGCTGCCCTTACTGCTGGTTTAGGTTCAGTAGGAAAAGGTGCTCTTATTGGAGCTGCATCTGATGTCGTTTCAAAATATTCACAAGAAGATAATGGTTTAGCAATATTAAGAGATCGTTTTAACTTTATAGATACACCTTTATCTACAAAAGAAGAAGATCATCCTGCCATGAAAACATTTAAGAATGTTGTAGAAGGTATGGGTATTGGTGCGGTATTTGATGGTTTAAGTATCGTTTTAGGTAAGGGTGTTAGGAAGATTAGAAAAGGTAAAGCTGGTAAAGAGATAGTAGAAGATGGTGTACAAGATGCAGTACAAAAAGCTGTAGCCAGAGAACAGAATGTCAATGCACAAATAACAGAGAAAGCTAGATTACAAGCCGTATCTAAAAGAGGAAAGTTTGGTGGTTATAAAAACAAACCACTAGCAGACTCATGGCAAGCAGCTCCTACATCTACTGGTAAAGCTTATGACGTAGCAATGCAAAGAAGAAGAATAGAAACTGATTGGGGTTCCGAGCATGGTTCTACTGATTCTTTACATACACCAGTTCAGCTAGAAAGAACTGCAATGAGTGCAGAGATGGCAGAGAAAGAAGTAGCTAGAGTTCTTGAAGATTTTATGTCTGATGCAAGAATCCAAGCTGAAATCAAAGCTGCTAAAAAACAAGGTACAACTCTTGCAGAAAAATATAGCTATGCAGCTAATAAAGCTAGAGAAATAATTGAAGGTAGAAATACTTCTGATATATCTACTGATGAGTTCTGGCAAGAATTTAATCTTGATATGAACCGAATAGAAGGTAAAGAAGTTTGGAAAGGTAAAAATGTTGTCGCAGCTGATCTAGTAGTTGGTTCTCTTATGAGAGAAATCAGAGATATGGGTATAGCTGGTAGAGAACTCTTTGATATTGCCGATGTAGCTGATGTTGATGGTCCAGCTAAAGCTATGTATGAAAAGATCATTGCTGGTTTAACACAAATTAAACTATCTAAAATGACTCTTTCAGATGAATTTAGAGGACTAGGTGCAAGACAGATAAAACGTGAAGTTAATGATTACATAGTTGAAGTAAAAGATGCAATGAGTCTGGCTATGAAAATAGCTGGTGATGATGCGGATGACAGTTTATTCCGTGCTATTCACGAAGTTGTTTCTATGTCTGATGATATACACAACCTCACTGACTTTAGTGAATGGGCTAGAAAGACTCTTAAAGCTGGTGGTTTTGACGGTAAGACTAAATCAGGATTACTTGTAAAAGAACTACAGGCAGTAATGGTTAACAGTGTTCTTAGTGGACCTAAAACATCTGCTAGAGCAATCATGGGTACAAGTACCGCTACCTTTATGCGTCCTATGGCTACATATTTAGGTGCAACTTTAAGAGGTAATGTTGCTACACGTAGAGCTGCATTAGCATCTATGAATGCAATGTTTGAAGCAATACCAGAATCTTTTAAATTATTTAAAAGGAATCTGAATGCTTACTGGTCAGGAGATGTTTCAACAATAAAATCAAGATTCAACGAAACTACTAAACGTGATGAAACTTGGAAAGTTTTAGGTAACTGGATTGAGAATAGTGGTGAAGCTACTTTAGGAGACCAAGCTGCTTTTAAGATTGCTAACTCAGCAAGAGCTATGAATGACAATAAGTTTTTAACTTACTCGACAAAAGTCATGGCAGCTACTGATGATGCGTTTGGCTACATCATGGCAAGAGCTAAAGCTAAAGAAAAAGCTATGCGTGAAGCAATGGATCAATTTGGTCTAGATTATGAAGTAACTCCAGATATGTTGAAGAATGCAGAGAATAGGTTCTTAAGTACAATTATGGACCAAGATGGAAACATCACTGATGCTGCAACTTTATATGCAAAAAAAGAAGCTACTTTAACAACAGACCTTACTGGATTTGCAAAAGGTTTAATTAAATTTTCAGACTTAAATAGTGTTTTTGAATCAGCTCCATGGGCTAAACCATTTTTCTTGTTTGCAAGAACAGGTGTAAACGGATTAGCACTAACAGCAAAACATACGCCAGGATTTAACTTTTTGGTTAAAGAATTTAATGATATAGCTTTTGCTAAACCAGATGATCTCAGAGGTGTACTGAAATATGGTATTGAAACAGCAGACGAATTAGCTAATGCTCAAGCACTACAAACTGGAAGATTAGCTATTGGTGCGGGTGTTATGGGTCTAGCTATCCAAGCTTATATGAGTGGAAATCTACAAGGTAATGGTCCTACAGATCGTAGGATGAGACAGTTATGGATAGATGGTGGCTGGCAACCTAGAACAGTTACTCTTGGTGGAGTACAGATTGGATATGATTCCT